AAGAGTTACAAGAGAACCAGAGTATGCAGATTTTACTTCTGGAGGAGATACAGAAAAAGTTTACAAACTTGAGGACTATACTATGTATGAAGACATGACCACAGGTAAAATTACAGTAAGTGGTAGAGGTAATGATTACCAACAAGTTTCTATGGAATATGCACCAGGACAAACAACCGTGACACGAAAACAAAATCCATTGACTGGAGAAATGGAACCTCATTATGTAACAGATAAACCAACTTTTGAAGCAGGCGAATATGCAAAAGGTGATCCGTACGATTATGAAAATTTTGGAAATTACGACGATTTAAAAGGCGATGTTCGTAATTGGGAAAACTTTGCAACAGGTGGTAGAAAGAGATCAATAAAAGAAGCAGAAAAAGAGATTGATGATTTTATAGAAAAATATAGAAATCCAATTCTTGATGAAGATTTTGCAAAAGGTGGTAGAGTGGGTATGAAACAAGGGGGCCTAGCATCTAAATTTAAGGAGAAGGTAAGTTATGGTAATTGATAAAAAAACATTGAATGTTCCAAGACCTAGGCGTTCTTTTCAAATAAAAGGACCACAAGCAGGCGCTCAAGCTGCAACAGAAATGTTGCAACAACAAATGAACATGAAACCAAACATCGAAGTGACACCAACAGAAGATGGTGGAGCAGAAATAGATTTTGATCCACAAGCATTAAATGCAATGGCCGGTCCACAAGGACACAACGAAAATTTAATTAACTTAATGGATCCTGACGATGTTGAGCAATTATCTACAGACCTAATACAAGTTTACGAAGACTGTAAAGCATCAAGACAAGATTGGGAAAATACATACACAAAAGGTATGGACCTTCTTGGTTTTAAATACGAAGACAGAGCAGAACCTTTTAGAGGTGCAAGTGGTGCAACACACCCTGTACTTGCAGAAGCAGTTACACAGTTTCAAGCGTTAGCTTACAAAGAATTACTACCTGCTGATGGCCCAGTCAGAACACAAATTGTTGGCGCTGTTACACCTGACAGAGAACAACAAGCTGATCGTGTAAGAGATTTTATGAACTATCAAATTATGGTTGAGATGAAAGAGTACGAGCCAGAATTTGATCAGATGTTATTTAACTTACCACTATCAGGTTCTACATTTAAAAAAGTTTATTACGACTCATTACTAGGTCGTTGTGTTTCTAAGTTTGTACCTGCAGAAGATTTATATGTTCCATATACTGCAACAAGTTTAGAAGACACAGAGACAATCATTCACAAAATAAAAATGTCAGGAAACGATTTGTTAAAACAGCAGCTGTCAGGATTTTATGCTGACGTTGCTGTAGAAGAAGATGCAAACGTTGATGAAGTAACAGAAAAAAAAGATGAACTAGGTGGTATTGATCCACATAGTGATGAAATTTATAATATTTTAGAATTTCACACGCATTTAGATTTACCTGGGTTTGAAGAACTAGATGATAGTATGCAAGAACCAACAGGTGTAAAAATTCCTTACATTGTTTCTATTGATGAAGGTTCAGGCAAAGTTTTAGCTGTTAGAAGAAACTTCGACATAGATCATCCTACTAAAAAACGAAAAGAATATTTTGTACACTTTAAGTTCCTACCAGGACTTGGCTTCTATGGGTTTGGCCTAATCCACATGATCGGCGGATTGTCTAGAACTGCAACTGCAGCACTTAGACAATTATTAGACGCTGGCACCTTGTCAAATTTACCGGCCGGATTCAAGATGCGAGGCATTAGAGTACGTGATGAAGCTCAACCGTTGCAGCCGGGTGAGTTCAGAGATGTTGATGCACCTGGTGGAAACTTAAGTGATGCATTCATGCCTTTACCGTTCAAAGGCCCTAACGCAACGTTGCTACAGCTTATGGATTTTGTAGTTCAATCTGGGCAACGTTTTGCGAGCATAGCTGATATGCAAGTCGGAGACGGGAACCAAAGTGCAGCTGTTGGAACTACAGTTGCATTATTGGAAAGAGGCTCAAGAGTTATGTCCGCTATACACAAAAGATTGTATGCATCAATGAAACAAGAATTTATATTAATGTCTGAAGCGTTTGCAACATACCTACCACCGGTTTATCCGTATGATATTATTGGTGCACAAAAACAAATCAAACAAGCAGACTTTAACGAAAGAATAGATATTATTCCTGTAGCAGATCCAAACATCTTCTCACAAACACAAAGAATTACAGTTGCACAAAGTGCATTGCAATTAGCATTATCAAATCCAAAAATGCACAACTTGTATGAAGCATACAGAGGTATGTATGAAGCGTTAGGCATAAAAAACGTAAATGTTATACTACCGCCACCGCAAAAACCTGCTCCAATGGACCCTGCGATGGAAAATATCATGGCAATGTCAGGAAAACCGTTCAAAGCATTCCCAGGACAAGACCATCAGGCACACATGGATGCACATTTGACGTTTATGGGCACATTTATGGCTAGAAATAACCCTCAAGCACTTGCATTATTGTCAAAAAACTGCATGGAACACATTGCATTGATGTCTCAAGAGCAAGTTCAACTAGAATTTGCAGAAGAAATTGCACAAATTCAGCAATTAACAGCAAATATGCAACAAATGGGCGGTATGAACCCTCAAAATCCGCAAGTTATGCAGGTTCAACAGCAAATTAAGCAAGAAACTGACCGAATTGAGGCTAGAAAAGCACAATTAGTGGCTCAATTGACCACTGATTACCTAGAAGAAGAGAAAAAAGTGTTAAATCAGCTCGATAATGACCCATTATTGAAATTAAAAGCCGATGAAGTGCAATTAAGAGCTCAAGATCAGCAAAGAAAAGAGAAAGAAAGCGAAGAAAAAGCCACTATGGACACCTTAAAACTGATCAGAGGAGGCCAAGAATTTGACGCCAAATTACAGCAAGATGACGAACATGCTAAGCTTAGAGCGTCAGTTTCACTAGCAAAAGACGGCATAAAACAGATGAAAGCAACGGTAATAGAGGATAAATAATGCCTGACGCGGAATACGGTGGTGGATTAGGTTCGGGTTACGGGGGAACCAGTAGAGACAGAGACAGTGATAACCGTAAAATGAACACTCAGACGGTTCAACAACTTCAAGACATAAATAACGCAGAAGCACAAACCGACAAATACGGTGGTGTTGTCATGACCGACTATGGGCCGTTAACAGACGACGATGGTAATTATGTTGGATACGGTTTAGGACCGATAAGTAATAGAGATCCTGGCGAATTAGGAACACCAGGAGTGCCTGATTTTGAAGCATATCAAAATCAACAAATAGAAGCTTTAGCTACTAATTTTGATCTAACCAACCCGTTAGAAAAAGGTTTGTATGATTCTATAAGAACTAAATTAACTAACGTTAATCCAGAAACTGTTACAAAACAACAGATGGAAGCATTTGCTAGGCAGATGGGAACAACCCTAAGTGGGTTACAGAACAGGTATAAGCCAGAAGCAATTTCAGCAATGGCAGCTTTTGGATTAAATCAAAGCTCTCTTGCAAATCAAGCTAAAGGTATAATAGATACTTTTACCGGAGCATATGATAGTATTGCAGGTGTCCCCGAAGATGCAAAATATTCTGATATTGGTATAGCTGCTGCTAAAACAACTTTAGCCGGTATGACGACAAAAGATCTTGTTGATATTGGAAATCAAATTGGTTACGGACAACTTGCAAAGGGGTTAACAAATATAGGTATGCAAGGTGTTTTAGCTCAACAAATAGGAAGTATTTTTACGGGCAAACCAGCATTCTCAGCATCATCAGGAAACTACACTGATCCGGTAACTGGTTTAACTTTACAAGAAACTTTAAATGCAGCATTCGAGACGGGTGTAACTCCTGACATGGATACCTATTACACTCCTAATGCACTAAAAGCTCAAGGCATAATAAATGCAGGAGTTTTCAAAACAGATGAGCTAGGTAATATTCAAGGGTCACTAGGTTATAATTTAACCAATAGTCCTTTAGCAAATATGATCGGTGTTAATCCTAGTTATGCTGGTGCCTATGTAGACCCAGCAGTAGCGGCTCAATTAGGTTTTCAATATTCAGGCAGTACATATGGAATGCCTTCTGATCAATTTGGTATAGTCAGTAGTAATTTAGCTAACCCGTACCAAGGCTATGGCCAATATTATATGAGTCAAATTGGTGACATGGTTGATAAACAACCTTCTGGAAGTCCTTTAATAGAACAACAACAGAGGGAACAACAACAGCAGTTTGAACAACAAAGAGCTCAAGAAGAACAAGAACGATATTTTGGAACATTAGACGATAGGCAACTTAGTATTTATAATAGATTAATAAATCAAGGTTATGGTGATGATTACGCTAAATTATATGTAGAGGGAATGAATTGAAAAAAGAAAAGAAAATCAGCAAGGTAATGCGTGAGTACAAAAAAGGTAAATTAAACATTGGAAAATCTAAGAAAAAGGTTAAGAATAGGAAGCAAGCCGTAGCTATCGCGTTAAGCGAGGCTGGTGTAAACAAGAAGAGGAGACGCAAATGATCCAATCAGCAAAAGAATGGTTAATGGAAAAGTGGGACAACACATCCAAAAAAACCAAAATTATCGGTGCGGTAATCATCGTAATTATCATCTTAGGAATAACTCTATAATCACATGATACTTGACGTAGTCAAACTAGCAATCGGCGCTGGCACCCACATAATGACAAATAGACAGAAGCGCAAAATGCTCGAGTCAGATGCTGCTATGTTGCATGCACAAAAAATGGCAAACGGCGAAGTTGAGTATCAACAAACTGTAAGACAATCAAACGATAAGGGATGGAAAGACGAATTCGTTTTGATTTTAATTTCGCTCCCAATTTTATTGTTAATATGGAGTGTGTTTAGTGATGACCCAACAATACAAGAAAAGATAGATGTATTCTTTGACAAGTTTTCAAATCTGCCTTTCTGGTACCAGAGCTTGTTTATCGGCGTGGTCGCCTCGATATACGGACTCAAGGGCGCAGATATTTTTAAGAAAAAGTAATTTGACTTAATCATACATCGGGGGAAAAAATGGGGGACAATAAACCCAAGAACCCGCTTGACGTGTTCTGGGAGCAACTAGGAGATAAGGAGAAAAAATATGTCCGAAGCTACAGATCCAATAAACGTGATCTACAAGATACAGAGAGAAATGAAAACTCAACTGGAGAGTCTAGTACAGACTCTAGCAAACGGGGGAGTTGACAGTATGGAAGAATACAAATATATAATAGGTAAGATCCACGGGATCGATATGATATCTCAGGAACTCTCTAACCTGCTAGAACCAAAGGAGCCAAATAACGATGACAACATCACACGCATTAGAAGCTAAATACGAAAAACAAGACGAAGAAGCTACAAAT